CAGAAGAACGCTTGAATATCGCGAGAAAACAAAAGGAAACAAACAAATGAACGCAGCAACACAAAAAGTGATGTTCTCCAGCAAGAAGCAAGATTGGGCAACACCGCAGGGATTCTTTGACAAGTTGAACTGGCAGTTTGGACCATTTAACTTAGATCCTTGTGCTACTCCTGAGAGCGCCAAGTGTTCAAAATTCTTTACAGAGGATGACGATGGACTTACGATGGATTGGGGTGGACATACTGTGTTTGTCAATCCTCCCTATGGGCGCACCGTGGGCAACTGGGTGAAAAAGGCATTTGAGGAGTCCAAAAAGGATAACACGACAGTTGTGATGCTCATCGCCGCACGTCCAGACACTCAATACTGGCATAACTATGTGATGAATGCCGATGAGGTATACTTCATCAAAGGACGGCTTAAGTTTGGAGAGGCAAGCACCCCCGCACCATTCCCCTCTGCCGTCGTGGTATTTAAGAATGGAAATCGACAACAAATCTTTGGAGCAATGAACCGATGAATAGAAAACAACGAAGAGCCGCAGAAGCGCAGGCGAGAAAAGACGGAAACCCGGAGCAGGAACTGGCAGCACAGGCAGCGATGTTTGGCAAGATTCCAGATGAATGCACTGCTTGCGAGTCGGATTTCGACAAGACGGACAAAGAAATGGTTCAGTCTTGGCGAGTCGTCGTCCGAAAGGAGGACGAGGATAATCCCGTAAGGATCTATTGCCCTCCATGCTGGAACACTGCACAAGAAGTAATTACCAATTTTTTGAAAACTGTCGAGGATACCGAAGATGACTCTTGAAACGTTATTGACATTTGATGATGTTCTGTTAAAACCGCAATTCAGCGATATTCGCTCCCGACGTGAAGTGGACTTGTCGTCTGAACTATCTGAAGGAGTTCGCCTCCGTGTTCCAATCTTTGCTGCTCCTATGGATACTGTATGTGGCTCAACAATGAGTCGTGTCCTCTCTGAGTTCGGAGCCTTGGGTATCATTCATCGCTATAGTACAATTGATGAACAGGCGACAATGGTTTCTGAAGCGTCGAGTAATGGAAACAACGCCGTCGGCGCAGCAATTGGAGCAACTGGGGACTATCTCGATAGAGCAAGGGCTTTGGTTGAGGCAGGTGCAAAGGTGCTCTGTGTTGATGTGGCTCATGGAGATCATGTCTTTGTGCATGTCGCTCTCCGAAACCTGCGAGACAGATATCCCAAGATTCACTTAGTTGCTGGCAATGTTGCAACTTATTCCGCAGCCCTCGCCTTGGCTGAAGCTGGAGCGCACACAGTCCGTGTGGGAATTGGAGGAGGTTCATGCTGTAGTACTCGAATCCAGACAGGATTTGGAATGCCCACTTTAGCATCCGTCACTGAATGTGTAAAGATTAAAGAGAAATTTCCAGGTGTCAAGATTCTTGCAGACGGAGGAATCCGAAATTCAGGAGATATGGTTAAGGCACTTGCCGCAGGGGCGGACTTTGTAATGATTGGCTCTCTCCTTGCGGGCACTGCAGAATCGCCTGGCGAGGTTATTCGTCGTGACGGGCAATGTCACAAGGTTTTCCGAGGAATGGCATCAAGAGACGCACAGGCAAACTGGCGCGGAACTGCTTCTTTTATTGAAGGTGTAGCAACAGTTGTTCCCTACAAAGGCAAAGTTATTCACGTGCTCGAAGGGCTTGAAAACGGAATCCGCAGCGGACTGTCTTACGCAGGTGCCCGAACATTGACTGAGTTGCAGACAAATGCTCAATTTGTTCGACAGACTTCTGCAGGCTTTGTAGAAAGCAATCCACATGTCTTGCGAGGCACCAATGCCTAAAGGCACCGGGAAAAGAAAAAAGTGGGATGAGCCAACTGAAAGAATTCAGGCTTATCTCCCCCAGTCTCACAAAGCGGAGATGAAGATTAAACTCCATTATCACGGAGCATCAATGGCACCGTTCTTGCGAGCAATTGTCAAAGCATTCGTCCAAGAAGATGCTCTCTTTATGGCATGGTTCGACGAGTGGAAGCTCCGCAATAGCAAGATCAAAGGAAAAGGCAAGCATAGGAAATCTTCAAAACTCAAAGAGGCGGGCAAAGAACTTTCCTCTCAGTTCGGCATCAACGATGGCGACATTGAAGACATATTTGATGTGATTGCAAAGGAGCATCCTGAGTTATGATAGAATGTGCAAAGAAGTGTTGCGAATTAGAGGTGTCGTGTCCAGTTGGTGACTGTCGCAGTTGGATCGATTTTGAGGAAGATTTGAACTGTGTTGACATATCCGTTCACAAGAATGGCTCAATGAAGTTAAAACAAATCGCAGAAAGGATCGGGCTAACATCGGCAAGAGTTCAACAGCTTGAAAAGAAAGCTCTTGCTAAACTAAAGAAACTTGTGTGATTTTCTTCTTTTCGGGTAGTAGCGTTCTAATTATAAGTGATTGTTTTGCACAAGAATAACACATTTAGGAGATAGTATTATGAGCAAAAAGTTTTTAACAGAATCACAGGTACGCCGATTTCAAGCACTCGCCGCCGTCCCTGCTGTAAACGAATTGGGTGGAACACCCTATGGTGAAGTTCACGAAGAAATGCCCGAGGAGGAATATTCCGAAGAAGGCGAATTAGAAATGGGCGATGAATTGCCCGGAGACGAAGGTCCGGAAGAAACCGGACTGGAAATGGACATGGACATGGAAGCTTCCGATGAAGGGGGTGAATTAGATCTAAGTCCAGAGCAGAAGGAAACCCTTGCTGCTGATATCGTCCGTGCTGTTGCACAAGAGTTAGAAGGCGCACTTCAACTTGACGAGCCAATCGAAGTAGATGTTGAGGCAGAGCCTGCAATGGATATGGAGCCAGAAGGCGAAATGGATATGGGCATGGAAATGGATGCTGAACTACCTCCCGAGGGCGGCGAGGAATTAGCCATGGACGACGAAGAACCTCTCGCCGAAAATGACGAAGAAGAACTCGAAGAAGCTACTGACGATGAAGCTATCGTTAACGAAGTTTTGAAACGAGTGATCGCACGACTTACTAACAAATAGAGTAAGCAACAGATCTCCTAAAAAACGAAAGCCGAGGGAATTCCACCCTCGGCTTTTGCATTTTTAATAGAATATGCTTTGACAATCGTTGAAATATGTGCTATATTGATAGAGTAATATGGGAGATAACTATGAGAGCGTTTGCGTGGAGACGAGAAACAGATAACGATAGTGCGAACTATTGTGTCCAAGTCGAAAACATTAAGGGAAAGCAGAAGCTAAACAAAGTGCTAAAAACTCTGTCCGAATGGGAAGTCGTCGGAAAGGGATATAATGCCAATACGAGAGAATACACATTCATGTTCGCCAGAGATTTTGCCAGCCCCAGCCGATGGCTGATTTGTGCAAAGAAATTTCCAATTCACTTGACAGAAGTAACTTCTCATGGAAATGAATTGGTTCGAAATAAGAAACTAATCAAACAAGGAGATGTGCTGTGATTTTCACACCACGGATGTCAAAAAAAGAATTAGAAAAAGCCCTCGAACCTGCTCCAACGCATGTCGTTGAAAAGTTAGATGAGGCTCCTCGTCTTATTGGAATTTGCGGAGAACTCGATGAGGAAAAAGCAGGGGAACTGATGTATGGCATGCTTTCCCTGTATGAGGACGGCGCAACATACTCCCTGAAGAATCCAGAAGACGAGAGTTCAGAGCTTATGGTAAACTATCGTCCATTTGAATTTATTGTCTCAACACTTGGAGGATCCGCACAGGAGATGTTTGGACTACACGATCTGATGCGAGTCATTCGTGAAGATTGCGACATCTACACTGTTGGACTTGGAAAGGTGTTCTCTGCAGGAACTCTGCTGCTAGCATCTGGCACACAAGGAAAACGAAAGATCGGCAAGAACTGTCGAGTAATGATTCACAGTGTTCTTGGAGGAAATCACGGTCCACTTCACAGTCTCGAAAATGAAATGGACGAGATTCGATGGACTCAGGATCGTTATATTGAGGCAATGGTTCAAGAGACGAACATGACGAAAACTCATCTTAAGAAGATTCTGAATCGAAAAGTGAATGCCTACTTCACAGCAGAGCAGGCAGTTGAGTTGGGAATTGCTGATATCATCTTTTAAGGAGACTTATGGACAAAGTATTCTACAACAAATCTTCTCAGGACTCGCTTGGATGGAGCCCATCGTGGTTCGACTGTGAGTATAATGATGAAGAGTTAATTGCTGCTGTAAGAAAATGGCAGAAGAAAAATAATCTCACCGTAGATGGACTGATTGGTCCATCAACTTATCGTCGAATCTGGACGGAGCGAGAAGCTGAAATATCCAACTATGTTCCGTATTCTCCAGAAGAGTCGGAAGCTCAATGTCTGCAGAAAGATAAGTTCATCGTTCACAATGGGGAATTTATCAAGATAGACTGGAATAGAGTCATTCTCTGGGATGAGGAAGATGGATTAGAGGCAGCAGATAATAGTTATTACAGCTATGCAGGAAAGCCAGACAGGAAGCCGACAATGTTTGTAAACCATTGGGATGTTTGTCTTTCTGCCGAATCGTGTGCTCAAGTGCTCGCCCAAAGAGGTATTTCTGTTCATTTTTGCATCGACAACGACGGAACCATCTATCAACTACTCGACACACAACACGGTGCCTGGCATGCTGGCAACGGCAGAGCTAATCACAAGTCAATAGGCGTCGAAATCAGCAACGCTTACTATCCCAAGTATCAAGACTGGTACGTTAAGAACGGATTCGGCGAACGCCCAATGCAAGACGGAGCATGGGTTCACGGTTGCAAGCTTGATCCATTTACCGATTTCTATCCGAGACAAAAACGAGCACTCAAAGCCCTTTGGGAAGCAATTCACCGTGGCGTTGGAATCCCTCTTGAAGTTCCGACAAAGGATGGAAAGCTGGTAACTGGCGTATGTTCAAAATCCGCTAAGGCAGAGTTCAAGGGGTTCGTTAACCACTATAATCTGACAAAGAGGAAGATTGACTGCGCCGGATTGGATATTTTAGATATGATTAATGATGTCAAAGAGAAGACTGAAGACTAATTATATATTATGAAAGAACTCGATACGTTAGTAGAGAACTACTTCACACCCGCACTTGACGCCACTGACATCCTTCAATTGGTTGAGCAGATAGCGTCCGAATATGATAGTGGTTTAGAAGCAGCGCCGGATAGAGGAGAGATGAGAAATATTGAACTCGCTACCAATGCTCTTGACGCTGAAGGATTGGACTACATCGTTGACGACAACCGTCGCCGCATTGTAGTTAAAACGGACAATCGGCAAGAAGCGATAGAAGATGTCATTGGTTCCCTCGAACTTCATGGATTTAGATACAATGTGGACGCCCCCGGAAGCAGCTTAGGAAGAATTGAAATAATTGATAAAGACTTTGGCAATGTGTATATTTATTTTAAACCTATTTCTCGCAAAGCACCTGCCCTCGCCGGTGCAGACTATGAGCTTTCCCTGGCGGCAGAAATAAATCAAAGATATAGCGATATTGGCGTCACAGCAAGCTCGGCAGGATCCGGACACGGCTCTGATCTAACGATTAAGGTAGAACATCCAATGGGTACGGTAACTATTGAAGCTAAGACTTCCCTGTCCGCCGATTTTGGACAATTCAGGCTACAGTATAATACTGATTTGGAAACCTGGGAACCAAGATTGACAAAAGGGTATGCAAAGAATAAAGAGATATTTGATGTTTTATTTTACGATCATCTACAGAAGCATATGAATAAGTTCTACAGATTTCCCGATGTCACTGATGGTAGATTGGCAACCCAAGTCTTGGACAAAGGCAATACGGTGTACGGGCTGAAAAGAACGCCAACAACTGGAGATCTCAAAAGAGACTTGCAACTATCATGGTTTCAGAAAAATGATTATCATGTTAGCTTTCCCTTTGAGCAAATCGCCGATTACTACAGGAATAAAGGTGACGAGTATATCCAAATAAAAGGAAAGGGACTCTACGCTTTGGAAGCTGACGCGGCATCAAAGTTGAAAATTCCAGAATTTGATAATGTCGGACTGACTTCATATCTTAGGTTTAGATTGAAGCCATCTTATGGAGAAAATAGCTCAACCGGATTTGTCGTAGCTGTCAAACTAAGCGGCAAAATGATCAAGTCCAGTGTTGATTTGGATAAACCTGAGTCTCTTGATAAGTTCGTGGCAGAGATTTTGAAATAAGTCCTTTATCGTTAGAGCCATTTGTGCTATAATAACAGAAATCACCAACCCAAGGTATATCCAATGACAAAGAAGTTTTGCTCCAATGAGCAACTACAGTCCAAGATCCTGCAAGGCGTCGAAACGCTTGCTGATAACGTAGCCACCACACTTGGTCCGAAGGGGCGAAATGTGATTCTACAGGAGAAGGGCAAGCGTCCCATCATCAGCAAGGATGGCGTCACTATCTCTCGCTTCATCGACTTCGAAGATGAGTTCATGAATGCAGGTGCCCAAGTCATTAAGCAGGCGGCAGAGCAAACAAACTCCGACGCCGGAGACGGAACCACGACTACGACGATATTGTGCCGCGCAATCCTCCAGCACGCCCAGCGATATATTACAGCAGGCGTGAGCCCCGTCGAATTAAAGCGAGGCATTGACAAGGCAGTCCAGGCGATTGTAGCCAACATTGATGACATGTCCCGCCCTATTTCATCTCTTGATGATATCGAACGCATCGCCACAATTTCAGCCAACGGAGATACTTCTATTGGCAACTTGATTGCAACGGCAGTAGATCAGGCAGGCAAGGACGGAGCCATTACAATCGAGGAAGCACGCTCAGTCGAAACCTCTCTTGATCTCGTCGAAGGATTCAGGTTCTCTTCCGGCTGGGCAGCGTCTGCATTCGTCACAGACGAGCGAGCAGCAGCAGTCCGATATAGCAACCCTCTCTTTCTCGTCACTGATGAGAAGATCGAAATGGTAGATCAGATTCTCCCTGTGCTGGAGGTTGTCGCCCGAGAGAGCCGTCCTCTCGTTATTATTGCGGAAGCGATTGAGGGGCAAGCCCTCGCCGCTCTCATCATGAATACTGTCCGTGGGACAATGAAAGTCGCCGCAGTCAAAGCTCCCTTCTACGGAGAAGAACGCCGAGGCATTTTGGAAGACATCGCCGTGTCTACTGGAGCCAGATTCGTCTCCCGCCTTAGTGGACAAAAGACGAAAGATGTGAAGCTATCTGATCTCGGCTCCGCAACCAAAATTGAGATTGTGAAAGGTGCAACAATGATTGTCGGAGGCAGAGGAGATTCGGACGAGATCGAAGAAAGAACAGAATTTCTCAAATCCCAATTGGCATCAACTGACAATCTTCACGAATGTGAGAGACTTCAAGATCGAATCACAAAGATGGCTTCTGGCGTTGCCATTATCCGAGTTGGCGGAGCAACAGAGGTGGAAGTGATCGAGAAGCGCCATCGCATTGAAGACGCCCTTGAGGCAGTTAAATCCGCTCAGCAAGAAGGCATTGTCCCAGGCGGCGGCACAGCTTTGATCCGAGCCGCCGCAGATGTCGATGTCCAAACGGATAACGAAGAACAGTCACTCGGAGTCGATATTATCAGGGGAGCAGTTCAAGATCCGATTCGACAGATGGCAGAGAATGCAGGTTCATCTGCTGACTTAACAGTTACTCAAGTTTTATCATCTGACGGCTCACAGGGATACAACTTTTCAACCGGAGAGTTTGTTGATTTAATCGATTCAGGAATCCTTGATCCAGCTAAAGTTGTCCGCTGCTCCTTACAAAACGCAGCTTCCGCAGCCGGAACGCTTATCACTGCAAATTACGCAATCATTCAGTCATAAATAGAATAAAGCAACTATATATCAACATGGATGAACACACCGAGACATTAATTGAATTAAACTCAAAACTCGAACGACTTCTGAACGGAATTGATACCCTCGGTGCCAATCAGGAGCGAATGAGCGATGACATTTCCAAGATAAAAGAGGCAGTATACAACCCAGACTCTGGACTATACGCAAGGTTACGCTCACTTGAGCAATGGAAAGAGAGCACTTCGAAGGTTCAGTGGATGATGTTTTCCAGTGTTGCGATGTTGATGATTAAGATGTTTTGGGATGTCATCCTGTCGGGGGGTAATTAAGGGGAGAAGGAATGGACTACGATTATTATTCATCATATGCTAAAATAAGACAGCCCCGTCGCATATATCCTGAGATAATTATCCGTATTAAGAGTTTGAAATGGAAATGCGACGTTAGTCCGAATGTGTCTTCCTTTCTCTCCTCCATCGCAGCTTCTCATGAGAAGTATGGCGGCATCACAGAGAAGCAGTACAAGGCATTCTGCGATATCGAGAAGGATTATCTCGATGCTTTGCCACCGGGTGATGAAAACTGGAATGAAAATTATGATGCAGACAAAAGAGAGACAGCAGAGATTTGTGCAAAATACTACAAAGAAATTCCTCCATATTTCGGAGACTTGTCATATAAGGTGCTCAATTCAGAAGACTTTATCCCGACAGAAAGGCAATTCAAATCTTTGACTCAGAATAAATACTCTATGAAGGTTCTCCAATCACATTTTGCGCCACCAAGATTTAAAGTCAATGACTATGTTTCACTAAGGAAGAAAAATCCTTATGATATTTCAAGTAATAGTAATATTTTCATTATACTGCAAGTCGCCCCAGAGCCTGTCACTTCGGCAGCAAAGGCTTCAAAGAAATATAAGATACTCACAATCGACGATACTGATACCCATATTGTGGAAGAACGCTTTCTTAAGTCCGCAATGAAACATATATTGAAATTAAACCGCTTAACATAAGTTACGACTTGTGTTATAATAATAAAAACGGAGGGAGAATTATGAATGTAACTCTTAACTTGACAACTGAGTTTGAAGAAATTCCAAATGAACTTGCCCATATGCTTAAACTTGTTGAGAAGGAATTGTCGGAAACATCTGGAAAGACATATAATGTCTCAAACAGCTTGCGCATGGGGGACTTCGACGGAGAGGCGACAATGGAAAGTCTCCACAATGTCCGACTGAAGATGGCAAGAGTTGACGCGAGAATGGAAGACTGTATGTCAATTCTCAGCGGATACTTGCACTATCTTGAAAACCCCCCAGACGAGCTACCGGAAGAAGAAGATGAAGAAGGGTGATCTTGCCTATATTCCTTCGGAAGTCACTCTTAGACAATTTGATAGGGGAAAAAAGGAACAGACGCCATATCTTAAACGATATTTCAAGACTGAAATCCCGGCATCAGTTGTGGTTCTTGGAGCCGGCGAATCGAGCGGAAATTACCAAGTCCTGTTTCGTGGAGAAACCTGGATGGTTGAGAAGAAGAATTTATATCCAATAACTAGGAGTAGTCAAAATGGCGACAGTGAAATTGACAGAAGTATTTAAGCAGAATCGATTTACATCTAATGAGAACGAATACAGTGTTCGTCAAGTATATGTGAATCCCGATTTCGTTGTATGTCTGCGAGAGGACAACCAAACAACAGGGCTTCTCCAAGAAGAGTCAGCATCTCTTCCTTCTGGACTAGATCCCAGGCATCAGTTTACAAAAGTGCGAATGAACAGTGGACAAGGCTCCTTTGAAATCACAGTTGTCGGAGATCCTGACACTATTGAAGGCAAACTGTCCAATTCATCATCTCTCCTGCGAGGTTAAAATGATTGAGTGCAGTCTTCGACAAATTGAGGAGTATGGAACCCAACTTCCTAACCGAGGAAAAGGAACGAAATCAGGACTATATCTTGGCTCAAATTACGCCTTCAAGGGCTTTGGAGTCAATCGTTGGGTAGTCGGGGTGTATATCGATATTGATTATAAAGAATATCTTGAAGGCGGCACTTCAGAAGAAGATGTCGTAAGACAATGTATTGAGTTCTTAAACCAGCCCCCTCCTCGAAAGAAATATCAGAAGAAGAAACCCATTCCAGAATTCGGAACTCTTGGCGAAAAGCCTCTTCGATTCCGATTCCGAGAGGATGAGGGAGGTTCATTCATTGAAGCTACTCTCTCAACAGATCAGCGACGAAGTAAGAAGTTTTGGGGTTCTGGTGATCTCGGAAAAACATTGAGAAAACGAGGACGCCCTCGCAAGGAGAAGAAATGATTTGGACAGCAGTGATGTTCGATCCCTCTACTGAGAAGATCGACTGCGACGTTTTTGAAGCAGCTATGGATGGAGAGAAAGCGTACATTGATATTAGTGGCGCCTCCCATAAGATCGTTCTATCTATCGTGAAGGGGAATCACAAGGGAGGATGTTTCGTTCCAGATTTAAGCGTCTCAGTTACGAGAATTAAGAATGATAGCGATTTTAAGTTATAACCGTAACTGTCATTATTTTAAGAGGCATCAATTTGGTGCCTCTTTTTGTATCTTGAGTAACTATTTATAGAGAATCCCTACGAATATTCCGAGGTTAAAATATGAGCTACAACTTCATCGACGGCTGGCAACAGTTTGTTGGAGGACATCAAGAATCCAATCAGAGGAAGAGCATGAAAGATCTTCTCTGGGAACGTTCTGAAAATTGGAAAGTTGATCGCCTCATTTATGAACGCGCTTTACTTGAGGGCAGAAAAGAAGATGTCCTCAAAAAATACCCACAATATGCCAACCAAATTGAGAACTATTTTACAGGAGAGAATGATCCGTCAGGAAATAATAAATATCTCTCCAAGATGGTGAAGCTGCTTCACACAGGACTTCAGAACTGGGAGAAGCGCATGGCAGTGGTAGACCAAGCGCCAGATGAAATTCAAAAAGGTGCGCAGGCGAACATCGAGGCAGAAAAAATAAAGATTGCCGTCCGCGACTTTCATAAACTAAACAAGTATATGCCCACCGCTCAAGGCGGAAGAGATCTTAACTCTTACAAATATCTTGGTGATATTAATCAAGCTCTCAACAACGCAGAAGCGGTTGCTAAAAGGAAAGAGTTGGAAAAAATTCACAAAGAAAAGGTCCGAGGAGACGCAGATAGAATTTATCAAGATAAGACAACTCTCGTCGTCCGCCCAAAATCAGAAGAAGCTTCCTGCTATTACGGACAAGGAACCCAGTGGTGCATCGCAGCAACAAACAGCCGCAACTATTGGGACGACTACGCAAACGATCAAGGCGCTGTATTCTTCTTCATCTTAGATAAAGACGCGCAACTAAGAGAAGCCGAAAGGGATAAAGTTGCTCTTGTATACGACACGAACCACGACGAATCCGAGTTCCCTATGGACGCCTACGACACGGTTGACGATCAACTTGATTCAGCCGATATTACTGGTTACTGGGACGATGCCTGGAGTGAGGAGAAGATTAGTGCTGTCTTCAACGCCATTCAGCAAAGTCTTAATGAAGATCCGCCCGAAGCAGGTGCTGACTTGTATGAGGCAGCAGAGGAGCTTCATGAATATGCCAATAGGGAGTTCGCGAATTCAGAGGCTGCTGGAAATATTGATGTTAGCATTGAAATAGATTATGAAGAAAATGGACTCAAAGCCTATGGAGTTATTTCTTATGTCTATGATCTTAACTATGATCGCCATTCTGAAGGTGCGATGGAAACTGCAATGGAAGGCTTCACTGATGACCCTGCAGAGGTGGAGGAAGCCATCGACGAAGTCTTATCCCAAGACTACAGTGAGGCTGAAGTAGATTTCGACGGCGAGAAGCTTTACATCGCTCTTAATATGGATTGTGAGGATTGCTACGGCGGACCCACTCGCGAGGCAAGAGATAGAGCAGTGCAGGGTGCTCGCGATTTTATTGACGGATTGGTTTATAGCTACGCCGATAATTATGAAGCAGAGAAAGAAGAGCTTCGCAACACGCTCGTTAATCGAGAAGTCCTTGGACCCTCCGAGTGGGACATTAAGAAGAGAGATATAAAGGCTGAAGTAGAGGAACTACCACACTTTACATCTCGCGACTTAGGCAACCTTATCCTGTTTGAGCTTGTTGAAGAAGGGACTTCAGCCCCTGTGATAGGAAAGCTTGATAACAAAAAAGAACAATTATATACAATATTCGCGGCAAATTCTGTCACAGACAGGGGTTATAACTCTAAGAACTTTAACACCGCCCTCCGCACAAAATTAGACAAATACTTCAGCGAGGCAAAAGCCGCAGCCGCTCAACAAATGTCCCTTCCTCTTGGTGACAAGTATGAGAAACCAAAAGACGCTCCTTGGAATCCCTATTCCTTTGATATATACCTTGTTCCCGACATCAACGGAGAAACACGAATGAAACTACAATACCCTATCGGTGAGGGAAGAATGCCTTCTTATTATCTTGGGGCTTTGAAGTCTCTTAACGACAACTACGATCAGATTGTTAAGTCAGCAAGGGAAATCTTTGAAGAGATGATGGGTAAACAAAAAGCCAAGGACGCGAAAAAGGACGAAGAGGTTTACAGCGGAAAAGAGGCAATGGAACTTATCAGATTAATTGATGGAGTCATCCTCGCTTCTGGAATGAACGACGAACGCCGAGAAGCAAACGTCGCGGTGCTTAAGTGGTTCCAAGAGAATTTTGAAAAGATGACACCAATCGAGCGAAAAGCTGCCACAACCTACTTGGTGAAAATGAGGCAACATATCACTAATGGAATTACTGGTCTTTATAAAATTGAGGACGACGCAGATGTTCCAATTAGGTTTGAATCTGAAGTAAAAAGTAAGATGGAAGACATTGGCGCAGCAATCAGGGCTCAGGGAAGATACAAGTGGCTCGGCAAGCGAGACGACTTGGTTGAAAGCATTCGCAACAGAGTTCACCAAGTCATCGCCGAGCATCTAAAGAAGTGAAACTCCTACTTGAAAATTGGCGAAAGCACATAAACGAAGTAACCACTCTCGAACCAGAAGTGAAACAAGGATTCAGGAAAGCTATTGTAGACTCCAACTTCTGGAAACATCCACACGAAGAGTATGATGTCGTTGACTCTACATCGATCAAGATGCCAGACGGATCTTACGCAGGAGAGACACCTGCTTCCGTAGCGCTCGCCGAATACCTGAACGCCACGGCACAGGAACTCGGAACAGACTTGTTCTTCGTCGTAACTGTCGAGAAGGGTGACGGATATGTTTTGAGAGACGGCGATGCGAACTATCCGAACAACTGGCTTATGGGAGCAGAGTTCAATGGTCCAAACCCCAGCAACGGAAAGAACTTGATAATCATTGAACTCCGTCCGCTTGAAGAGGACTTCGAAATATCAGTTGTCGATCCAAAACAATTAGTAAACCTCATATCCCAAGTCGTAAATCACGAAATGGTTCACTACTGGCAGATGAAGAAGCAAGCAGAATCAAAAGGATTGAGCGACGAAGAGGCATGGGAAGAATTACTATGCGATCCAGAACAAGTTCCAGTCGGCGCATCACAAGAAGGTAGAGATGAGTGGGAGCAACGCTGCGGCAGAGCACCACCAGAGGATCATCACGGAAAGGAAGTATATGTAACGAGACACGGAGAGATAGACGCCTACGCTCACGAGGCAGCAGAACAACTATTGACATACATGTCGCCAGAAGCAGTCATTCGCCACCTTAGAACAAGCAAAGGAATTCGCTGGGCAGCACAACAGAGTTCAGCAGTCCAACTATTTATGGACACTTTAGCCCGAGACTCAAAAGAGATAAGAAAGTTCTGGACAAAACTCTACACTCAGATACAACAGCAGAGTCAAGAGTTGTCCGAAGACTCAGACTTCCAAAAGAACATGAAGAAAAACCTCCCAAAAGAACTTGACTTCCTGCTGAACAAGGGAGCGAATAATAAGAAAGAGGGACCGGGAATAAAGAATCCAAAGAAACCTAAATTTAAGAGTGCCCCACCGGGAGCACCTTTTGGAGAGGGAAAAGATGATTAGAAAGTATGGAATGGTAGCAGTGTATTTGCTGGCGATAATATTTATCCTCACATCGTGCCCCAAGAAAGAGGTTGCAAGAATCTCAGAAACAATAGCTCCCGAGCCTCTACCAGACATAGATGATGAAGGTATTTCAAGAAGCGATCTGAGCGACACAGCCCTTCCCTCTATTGATACAGGCGTGCAGGCGGAAAACCAATAAAAAAGTGCTTTAGAACTTCCCCACCATATATACTTTAGGGAGGTGAGGTTCTATGACTTATCGTTTAGTGGGAGTATTAGTATTATTATTTGGAGGTATTTTCGCTTGCGGAGACGCCCAAATTCTATCGGAACAGTGCTCACAGTCAGTTACCGCACCGACTGAGCAATCGACACCTGAAGTGTCTCAATTGATTGCTCCCACCGAAGTTTCAGCCGCTACTCGAAAGATGAAGAGAACGGCAGCAAAGACTCGTCTTGCATCTGTGGAAGTCCACAATCTTGAGCGAGGCGTGAGAGGGACAGGAACTTACTATCTCCATGATGGTCATCACATTGTGATAACTGCTGCACATGTTGTAGACGGCGGAGCAGAAGTAGTGATGGTATCAACCCCGAAAGGCGAGCCAATGCCAGCATTGATTCTTGCTTTTGATAACAGGGGTTCGCACGACTATTCTGTATTGCTCCTCCAAGAGCCTCTTCAGACAAGAACTCCAATGGATTTGAAAGTATACTCTGGAGACAGAGATTCTTTGATTGGCGAAAATGTAGTCTATACTGGAAATCCAGGTCATCACAAGCAGCTTACAATTCAAGGGACAATCAGTGGATTCGCAAATGATGGAAGCATCGTGTTACAGTCCTATGCGTGGGGCGGAGCCTCTGGCTCATCCGTATTCGACAGCCGAGGAAATTTGGTAGGAATTCTTAAGGCAATTGATGTTAATCGCAACAGCCTCTCTCCATACCCCCAGCTTAATGAAAATGTTGTTTGGTTGTCACCACCCAGCAGTGTAGATTTGGAAGGACTGACAAAGATGCTTGAGATATTTACTTTGATGCAAGAACTTCAAGGAGTCGAGGTGAGATAAATGTTCAAACATGTCTGTCAATTGTTGTTTCTCACGTTAATGGCGGTTTCTTGTGGACCGGACTACGGAATCATTGGCGAACATGAGACGAAAATAATCGTTGTCGAAGTTCCCGGAGACGATGCTGACACTCTCAAGGGGAAGATATGGGTGGACTCCTTTGATCAACCTTCGTCTGTAAATGGCGTGGATATTCTCTGGGTTATTGATACTTCTTGTTCGATGGTAAACAACGAACCGGAGCTTCTACTTGGAATTGATACAATGATGAATTCTCTTCCCCAAACCGGCTGGAGACTGAACATGATATCCAACGATCCGCTCAAGGTTATACAAGATCAGCAATTCCCGCTCGTCCCTGGTGACTCCGCTCAAGATGCAAAAGACATGTATGACAATATAAATCGAGGACATTTAGAAGAAGGTTTCGATGCACTAAGGACGTACATGACAGGAAATACATACGCCCCAACTTGGATGAGGAACGACGCCGCACTCCTTGTTGTATTTGTGTCCGATGAAGAAGATCAAAGCAACCAGACTGTCGCAGAGTTTACCTCTTGGTATTCCTCTATACGTCCCAGTGTCTTCCTTGCAAGTATAGTTCATTTGGATCCTGCAGACTCTCTATGTCATGTTAATCCATATTATGATACAGCATATAATTCCATCGATGCGACAAATCACTTTGGAGGAATCATTGTTGATATCTGTTCTGAAGATTGGAGCGCAGGCGTTGCCGATGCGGCAGTCCAAATCAAGCCCTTTGAGTGGTATGAGTTAAGCTATGTTCCCTCCAACGCAGAATCAATACGAGTATTTCTTGATGGAGTTCCTAATAATGATTGGCACTATGAGTCGGCAGATAATACTGTCTACTTTGATGTCGTCCCAGAGGCGACAGTGCATGTTGAAATAGCATATCTATATTTGCCGTGGGAACCGGAGCCTGTTGCAAGACCTAATCCATTTAATTAGAAGAGGAGTCAGAAAATGGATGAGGAAAGCCACCCACATTTAAGATTGATCGACAGCAATAAGCCACTCAATCAACTATCTGAATCTGACTTACACCAATATAATCACGATGACGAAGAGTATAACTATGAACTTGGAATGAGCAAGAGAGACGTTAAATTGCTTGTCATTTCTGCTGCGCTCTTAGGCATCCTTGCCGGAGTCATCGCCGTGGGTGCATTTGGAGTAATAGCAGTGCTATGGTAGATTTCGACGAGATGAGGAAGTGGAACAACAGGTGTCCGAAGTGCAGGGCTTCCATCCATTTTAGATTATACAGCGGCACCCTCGGGGCAACCGCCCCCGCCAAATGCGGAAGAAATGTTAGCTGTTCTCGCATTCTTTCAAGAGCAGAGGTGAGAGCAGGCACGGTGGAAGTTTGTGACTGGAGAGGGTACGCAGTTCGAATGTGGGATGGCAGTGTTCGATTTAAAAATGAAGATGGAAGGTTTTTGTTCGAATGGCGATAATATTAACATTGATCTCCTTGCTTGTGTCCTGTATTCCTGCCGACACCGCGCCCGCTGATGTTGCCAATGAAATTCATTCGAGCATTTTCACAAACAAATGGTGGGAAGTAGTCAGCGGTCCTCCTGTGGATGAAATCTATGATGCTTGTTTTATGCTTCATGAAGTTGATTACGATGGAGGAACTCTGATAAAGTTTGAAGAAGGCGAAGAGTGGCCCTATTTTTCATATCAATCCAAGTGGGAATATACAGAAGATGAAGATATTTACCTAATTGAAGGAGAATATGAGGTGGAAATAACGCAAAAAGGCAATAGATGCTGGAATATTGAATACAGCATCTATGATGCAGTCGCCTGCGCGTGCTCTCTTGATGCGACGGCTGTGGCACCGTACCTGGAGTGGGCAGCCTCCACCTCTGAGTCGTCCGAAGAAACTTGAAAATAAACATCACATAAGTTTAAAATATATGAGGCAATAGGGTATAATAGTAGTAGTTATATGTGTGAAGAACGAGGTTTACCCAATAGGCACACTGCTACAGATTGTTGAGAAAAATCATACTTATCGTATTATAGTTCTCGATTATTTTCCTGTCTTTTTCGGCGAAGAGCAAGTGTGGCATTATACTTTAAACTTTTTCAGAGATGGGCACAACATGGGAACTCTCACATTTGACGAAAATGAAATGTGCAAACTAATTAGAGATGGCGAGATGGAAGTACTTTCAAGAGGTTGATAATATGAAATTCATTGTAAATTTACTAAATCCCTATAATAGAATAAGAGAACTGCAAGAGGAGAACATTAGGATGAAAGAGGAATTGATATCCCTTCGGGACGAGAACGGGAGTCTTTGGGACATGCTGGAAGAGATAAAAGAAGCGGAGAACGATGCAATTGAGAGTCTTGCTGTATTCTCCTCCAAGCCCATCGGAGAGGCTTGATGTCAACGATGAAAATAACTAAGCATGTTAAGAGTTCTTGGGTATCAAAGTCTAAAATAGATGAAATGCCGTGGGGACATGAGGTTATCTGGTCCGCACTCCCTTCCGTTCGTGGAAAAATACTCTATATGAAGGAGGGTTCCCGAAATAGCTTGAAGTTAAATGTGCTGAAGGATGAGTGTCTATTTGTTCTTGCCGGCACAGTCGAAGCGGAATATGGAACAGAGCTATCATTAAAGGATCCAGTGCAATATCCATTTGAAAGTCGAGTACTCTCCACCGGAGATGCTTTGAATGTTCAGTCAGGATGCCCCTATCGCCTCACTGCGATTACTGACGTAAAGATAGTCGAAATTGGAAATTCCTCCAATTCAGACAGACAAGAAATGGTTCGAATCGAGGATGATTATGGAAGAGAATAAAAGACAAGAAGAGGAAGATTTGAAGCCCCGCCCGCCTGCAAAACTTGCACCAAGGGGAATCAGGACTTTTACAATGTGTCGTCAGTCCGACGAGACAGGAATCTCCGGAACAGGAGTTGTCGTCGAGGGTGTTGTTTACGCCACCGGACAATGTGTTGCGCACTGGCTCTTGCCAGCGAAAAATGGCAGCATTGCTATTTTCGATTCTCTACGAGATTTTTTGGAAATCCATGTCGAGAGCCATTTGGCGAACAAAACGATTATCACTTTCGAAGACGGCGAGCAACACACCTATCTTCCCAATGGGACAAAAGAAGTGACATTGCCGGAAGTGGAAACTGATTCTGACGGAACTGCATAGGTGCGTGGAAACAAGTCGAGATATTAGAGTAGGAGATTATGTAAGGTGGCTATATCCAATGGGATATATAGACATGCAAAAAAGGGAATATTCCTACGGACTGGTGATGGATGCGAGATTTGAAAAAGACATGGACGGGAGAATAATTCTTCTGCTTGACTCTGGATACAAGCAATCCTTTTGGCTTTCTTTGGATCTGTTGGTGGAATTGGGGGAACTGCAGGTATTGAGGGTTGGGCAGTGGCAAGATGTCCGACAATAGGGCAACAATCGGCAAAATCAAGAGAGGTGATTATATTCGATGGAAGCCTCTTCCTCTGGAATTGATATATGGGCATGACTATCGCGGACTTCCAGGTGATGAGAGTAAGTGGGAATACGCTCTCGTACTTGAAGTGCTGGAGAGTCCACGAAATGAAGCGATGCAGCCGGGACTGCACTTAAGAATATTAAAGAATGGACAGTCTGACTGGATATTTAATTTTGAACTCTTTAGATATATTGAAATAATTGGCGAACATAAGAAAGGGCGACAAGATAGTCGAGACTGAAACTAGTTATGGGAAACCAATAGAAAAGGAAGAGTAGATGGGCAACGACGCATTCAAGAAAGTCCCGATGACGGGAGTTATTTACGCCAACGGCAAAGCAGCAAAGTTGGGTTTCTATCGTGGAAACAAAAATTGGGTAACGATGGCTCAGGGTCAAGCAGAAACAGGTATGTTAGAAGGTGGAGTCGAGAGAATAGGCAATATCCCAGTGTCTGAACTAGACCAGGAATACGCACCAGTCGGAGGGCTAAAAGAACTACGCCAAGCCATAGCAGAGATGTACAACGAACTCTATCGCCAAGACAAGGAACACAAGTTCACCTTTGAAAACATTTCCGTCGCAGCAGGAGGAAGGGCGGCACTAACTCGCCTCTTCGCCTCTATCGGACGATGCAACGTCGGACACTTCCTTCCAGACTACACAGCCTACGAAGAACTCCTAACAACATTCGCAGACTTCAATACAATTCCCATTATGCTCAAGCCAGAAACTGGCTACTCGTTCACAGTTGATGAACTAAGAGAAGAAATACAGGGCAGAGGGCTATCTGCACTGCTTGTAAGCAACCCTTGCAACCCAACAGGTGCCGTCATTGCTGGCGAAGAACTGAAAGGTTGGGTAGATGCAGGGCGAGACTTAGACTGCTCTATTATCTTTGACGAGTTCTACTCTTCATATGTCTACGACAAGGTAGGGCACGGAGAGAC